GCAGCCCCAGCGGGAGCTCAACCGCGCCTTCTCGCAGCTCTCGCGGATCCTTGAGCTCTCCGGTAACCCCATCGCCGTCCTGGAGAACGTCGCATCCGCCGAGGATATCAAGGTCGCACCCGGGGCCCTCTGGACGTTGCCCGAGGACTCGAAGGCCTACCTGCTCGATCTCCTGAAGGGCGGCGGCGTCAACCTCCACGTCGACTACATCGACCACCTGTACCGTGCCCTGCACGACGTCTCAGAGATCCCCCGGGCAGCCTGGGGCGGCATTGAGAAGGAAATGTCCGGCGCCGCCCTCCGGATCGAGCTCGGGTCGCTGATCCAGAAGGTGGTCCGCAAACGCCTGGTCCGCACCGACAGCTACTACAGGCGCAACGACATGATAATCCGCCTGCTTGAGCACTATGCGGACCTCGATGCCCGCGACGTCAGACACCGCGTAGTCTGGGGCCCCGTCCTCCCGCAGGACATCGAGCGCCAGGCTATGAATGAGCAGCTGCTTGTCCAGGCCGGCGTCCACAGCCGGAGGACCGCAATGGAAGAGATGAATATCCAGGACCCCGACGAGGAGTTCGACAGGTGGCTTGAGGAGCGCCGGCGGATCCTGGAGATGAATATGGAGTTCAAGGCACAGTCCACCCGTGGCGGAGCGAGAGAGAGAGCCTACGCCGCGGAACCGGAAGTGCCTGAGTAATAACTCGCTTGAGGAGAATAATGCCAGAAGAGAGAAAACAGGAAACCCCGGAAACCCAGGACATCGTCGTCGACAACAAAGGCGGTGTCACCGATCGCCTGACCGCCCTCCAGGCCGAGCTGGAGGAGCAGCGGGAGGCGCTCGCAACCGCCATGTCCGACCTGACGGCCAAGAACGAGCGCATCGAGGAGCTGGAGATCAACACCACCCAGCTCCAGGCAAACCTCGACGCCACCCAGGAGAACATGGTCATGCTCAACACCGCCGTGGGTGAGGCTGCCGATAAGTACCTCGCAGCGCAGCGCGCCCTTCACCCCGAGGTACCGTCCGCCCTCATCAAGGGAGCGACCATCAAAGAGGTCGACGAGTCGGTCAAGGCCGGCCTGCAGGTTGTTGAGGCGGTCAGGTCCACCCTGGCTGCGGAGGCCAAGCAGAACCGTGTACCGGCCGGAGCTCCCACCCGGGAGGTCAACATCGATGCCCTGTCGCCCGACGAGAAGATCAAGCTCGGACTAGCACAGGAAAAAGGAGGTAACTAATGAGTTTGACGCTTGCAGAGAGCGCGAAGCTTACCCAGGACGTCCTTCTGAGGGGCGTCATCGAGACCATCATCAAGGAGAGCCCTCTCCTGCAGACCTTGCCCTTCGTTCTCATCGAAGGCAACGGTCTCACCTACAACCGTGAGAAGGCCCTGGCAGCCGCCGCCTGGCACGCTCCCCTGGGAGACTGGACCCAAGCGACGGAGCCGGAGTTCGACAAGCTCACGGCAACCCTGGCCATCCTCGGCCGCAACGCCGACCTGGACGCCTTCATTAAGCAGACCAGGTCCAACATCCAGGACATCGAGGCTGTGGTCCTGGAGCTCGCAGCCAAGTCGCTCAGGCACGAGTTTGAGCGCGCCTTCATCTACGGCTGCACGTCGGCATACCTCACGGGCATCACCCACAATGCCAACATGTTCAACGGCCTCATAGTGCACATTGCCACCAAGACGGCCAGCGACCAGGTCATCGCCTGCGGAGCCACCGGCGGAGCCCTCACCTTCGCCCGGATCGACCAGCTCATCGACGCCGTCCAGGGCGGCAAGCCCGACATGCTCATGATGAGCAAGCGCACCAGGCGCAAGATTCAGGACCTGGCCAGGGCCGCAGGCACCAACCTCCAGGTAGAGAGGGGCCTGCTCGGTGAGTTCGTCCAGCTCTACAACGGCATCCCCATCGCCGTCAACGACTGGATCCTGGACACTCACCAGCTCGCGTCCAGCCTGGAGACCCATGCCACCGGCGGCACCTGCAGCACGATGTACGCCCTTCGCTTCGGTGAGGGCGCAGTCGTCGGGGCCACCAATGGCGGCCTCCAGATCGAGAACATCGGCATCCTGGAGGGCAAGGACGCCGTCAGGCACCGCTTGAAGTGGTACTGCTCGATGGTTGACTTCAACGTCATCGCCCGGGCAGCCCTGATCGGCATCAACCCGTAGACAGTAAACCTAACCTCCGTTCTCAGGGGGAGAGGGAGGGCCAATCCCTCTCCCCCCAAACAGGGAGCAGAAAAGGAGCGTTGAATGAATCTAGTTGAGTTGAGAGCACGGGCCAGGGAGGATCTCCAGGACACGGATCCGGCGGACTATCACTGGACGGACGATCAGATCGACGGCGCCATCCTGAGAGTCGTCAANGAGTACAGCACCTATGCGCCCNGGCAGCTCGTCACCCTGGTGCCGACAACCGCCGACAATGTCGAGCTCGACATCACCACGCTCACCGACCTGATGCTCATTGAGTCCATCGAGTTCCCGATGGATCTTCGCGTGCCCTACTTCCAGCGGTTCAACATGTGGGCCGGCCGGGTGTTCATGGTCGACAAGGGAGACGGCAACAACGCCCGGGTCCGCTGGAGCCAGAAGCACACCGTCGACGCGGTCAGCAGCACCGTACCCGAGAAGCATGATGAAGTCCTGATCCTCGGGGCAACAGGTTATCTGGCCATGTCCGCGTCGGCCTTCGCGGTCGACCGTGCCAGCATCGCCGGCCGGTACGGTACCATGAACTATCGCGCCTGGGGGAAGGAACGCCTGGCGCGCTATGACGTGACCCTGGCCAACCTCTCCCGCCGGGTCACCAGCAGGACGCTATACACGGAGGAGTAATGAAAGTTGAGATATTTGTCAGTGAGGTCAGAAAGCTAACCACCAAGACCAGGATCGACGACGGGATCTTCACCACAACCATCCAGTTCGAGGCACACGTCCCCATCCCCAGCCTCGCCAGGTTGCTCAATCTCCAGCGCCAGGGAGCGCCTATCTCTGCAACCCTCGGTTCGCCGCAGGCCCGTATGGACCTGAAGGTCGGGGAGATCTCAGATCCGTTCCGGGAACACGAGCTGTCGGAGGCTGACCGCCTGTAGCTATGATCTACATCGGCATCTTGAAGAAATGGCACGCCGGGACCTACAGGGCGGACGTGCAGCTCACCATGTCCGCTACCTACTACGACCAGGTGCCGGTCTCCAGGAGCATCGCCTCCGGAGACATGGTCGCCGGCAGGCATGTCATCATGGCCGTCCCGGGCGATAATCCCCGGGATGCTGTGGTTATAGGGGTGTTTACACCATGACAACCAAGAAAACCGCGCCTCGGGCGTCTCAGGGGCCTCCCAGGCCGTCCCAGAGCCAGCTCACCCGGGTCGCCAGGGCCGTCACCAGGCCTGTAATCACCATCATCTTCGCCGGCGTCATCGCCCAGGTCGTCGTCGAGCGGATCGACGCGCCCGACTGGTTCATCTACGGCCTGGCCATGCCCTGTATCCTATGGTGGTTCGGCGAAAGAACACTGACCCACATCAGAGAAAGGAGGAACAACCAGGTACCATGACAGACGAAACGATCGTACTACCGACAATGACCATCGAGGAAGCCATCAAGAAACTTGAGAAAGGAGCTAACGTCTTTGCTGAGGACTACTTCCATAGATGGCCCGATCACGAACGGGCGCTCCGCCTTGGCGTCGAGGCGTTGAAGCGCCTGCAGGCTATGAAGGCACAGTATGGTGACTTTTTTGACTGGGCCCCGCTCCCCGGCGAGACCCTGGAGGAGACGTGAACGGCGGCGGATTCCTGAAAGGACTCCAGCTCAGTAACTTCCTGGACACCGTCGCGGAGTGGCACGCCCTCACCCAGGGGTTCTGTGAGACCTTTTGCCCCTGGCCGCCCAGGCATAAGCTGATGGATGAGGACCTGGCCGCCGAGATCCGCACCGAGCATCACTACTACACCGGCGGCCGGGCCCTGGGCCTCGTTTCCCTGGTACTGTTCTCGGTCATGGTACTTTCGTTTGTTCACAGGATAGTTTCATGAACACGAAGACGAACAAGACCCTGGGAGAGATGATCGCGGAGCTCTACATTCTGGTCGCCGGCTTGCCGGGCACCGACGAGACCGGCCTCGCCGGTGACGTGAGGGAGATCAAGGTGCAGCTGAAGGAGATCAACGGCTGCGTCAAGACCAACACCGCCTGGCGCAAGGCGTTCTGCTTCATCGTTCCGGCCCTGGCCGCCGCGATCGGATTCATAGCCGGCGCAGTCTTTCTGTAAGGAGGCAATATGGCCAAATCAGGACTAACGCACATCGACGTCGGGGCCGAGCTCACCCGGACGGAGTGGGAGAGCGAGGAGACCCATGCACTGATCAATGGAGCTGCCTTCCCGTCCTCACCGGTCGAGCGGCAGCTGTTCTACCGCAACGACCTTCACGAGTGGTACATCTACGACGGCTCCGCCTGGGTCAGCCTCCAGGCCTCGCCCATGGCCGTCCACGACAACGCCTTCCACAGCCCCAACTTCGAGGAAGAGGGAGTAGCAGCCACCCTGGTCTTCAACCACGAAACTCTTGAAGTTCACGCCCTGGACCAGCCACCGGCCATCCACAACAACACCAAGCACAGCACCAACTATGCCTCAGAGCACGATCTGAGCACGCACGAGGGCACTCCAGACGCCCACAAGGGGCAGAAGAACAGCATAGAGCTGGACGTGACGGATCTCCAGCTCGTCGGCGATGCGGCCAGCCCGGGCAGCAACAGGGTCTACGGAACGGACGCGGCCGGCGCAAAGGGATGGAAGGCCGATCCCGCCGGCGGCGCCGGCGACATGCTCAAATCGGTGTACGACACCAACGACGACGGCGTCGTGGACGACTCTGAGAAGCTGGAGGGCAGCACCAGGGCCCAGGTCCGCGATCATCCCCCTCAGACCCACGGAAACGCGGCTCACAGCCCTGACTTTGCCGATGAGGGATCCTTCCTGGCGCATGTCAGCAGAACCATCAACCCGGTTCACGGTTCAACGTCCGAGATTGCCAACTCCAGGCTCGTACACCGCGACCTGAATGGCAGGGCGAAGATTGTAGCTCCCAACCATGTAGACGGCATCGACACCATGGGGGCCAGGAACACCGCCATTGAGAGCCACAGGGCAACGGATGTTCACACCCTGGATCANCCCCCGGAGTCCCATGACAATGCCAAGCACAGCACAAACTATGAGGCGGAGGGAGTCGCTGCGACCGAGATTGAGACCCACCGGGCAAGCGCGGTACATGGCGCGGATCAACCACCTGCAGCCCATGACAATGCCAAGCACACCACAAACTACGCCTCTGAGGCCGCGCTGTCAGCGCATGAGGGCACCGGCGCCCTCGGCATACACCAGTCGAGCGCCGGCGCAACCGCAAATAGGCTCATGCACAGAGACTCAGCGGCCAGGTCCAAAGTCGGCAACCCCTCCGTCGACGCCGATATCGACAACCAGGGATCCCGAAACACCGCCATCGAGACTCACCGCACAGGCGCAACACACGCCCTCGACCAGCCGCCGGCCTCCCATGACAACACCAAGCACA